TATCAAGGCTCTTAGGTTTTTAGAGCTTGTATATGTCAGCTAAGAGCTTTGTTTGCTTTAACTTTTAAATTCTGTGATCACTAATTGGCGTGAGAGCATAGGTATTGTTTTTCTTTTAGCTGACTAAGGCAAATGTTTTGGCTGTTTTTTGAGCTAGTCAGCCAAATAGTCAGCAAAAAAGTTGTGATAATAATAGTTTGCTATTGTTTGTAATAGTTTGTAATTTTATGAATAAAGGCTTTAAAACAACGTTAAAACCGTGGCGCAATGTTTGCAAAAGTTGGTAAAAGTTTGTGATTGTTTATAAGTGGTGGCGGACAGAGAGGGATTTGAATACTATATACTTTATTTCATTTCTATTTTTATCAAGTCTTTTACGTTATTTACTATTGTTCCTTTTGTTTTACACATTTTTATTTGGTGGTTTTTGTTTAGTTCTGCTTTAAAGCATTTATTTCCTATGTATTCTTTTAAAATTATTTCATCTCCGCCGTATATTGTTATTTCTTTTTTGTTGTAAATGCTTATTTCCCCTTTTTCGTTGTTGTATTTCCAAAACATTTCTCTTGGTTGATTATCAAGTAAAATTTCGTGATTTTTTTCAAAACTTATATCCCAGCTACTGCCTGCTGTGAGTATAAAATCTATAAAGTATCTCTCCGTTTGTATGTTCCAGTCGCCTACTAAATTTAAATCTTTTATGTATTTGTTTTGGTTTTTGTTTTTCTCTACGTGTATTTCTATGGGATCAGCAATTAAAAAAATGCAAAGTAATAATAAAGATTTTATTATTCTCACTCTATCCCCCTATCTCTTTTTTAAGTATCCTTGCTTTTATGTCTGATAGGTAAAATTCTTGTTCTATTTCACTTAGCTTATCAAATAGTTCTATTAGCTCTTTATGCTTTGGATTAATTTCACTTTCTTTTTGAAAATAAAATTCTAGTATTTTGTATAGGTTTGGGTTATTTTTCTCCCAGTTGTAGATAGTTTTTATATCTTTTCCGATGAATTCGGCTACTTCTCTTTTGTTCATTTCTTGAAATTATTCCAATATTTAAGATTTGTTTTATAATTATTATGCAATAATTCCTTTTAAGAAATTGCAATAATTCTAATTAAGCAAGAGGATTTTAGCAATATCTTATGAATTTATAACTTAACTTACCGCCCGCAACAGAGTAGAGATGTTTAGGGGCTTGTTTGTTACAACCTTAATACGTTGTAAAACTGTTGGGGGTGGTGTAGCTCTGCCCCTAAAATACTTAGCTACAAACAAATATTTTTTAAGGAGCTACACATGTACACTTACCTTTTAGGCCTTTGTGACGAAGTTCGTCCAATTTCTCGTATCGACAAAAAGACTGGCGAAGTTGCATCGTCTATTGATGTAACTATCACTTTTGAAAGTCGCGATCAACACGGCTATCTTGTTAAATCAACCGAAACTATCAATTATGACTTTTCTCTTAAGTCAAAATTTGATTCTGTCAAAGGCAAATATATCGCTGTTCCATATCGTTTTTTAAATACTCGCAATGGTGCATATATGTTTCCTGATGAAACTTTAAGTTTTCAAGTTTTCAATGAAAATCCTTTTTTGAAAGAAACTAAAGCATCTAAATGACAAAAAAGCGGGGGCTATGCCTTAATGTGAGTAGCAAACCACTCTCCCGCTCATATCAATTTCTACAAAGTTTATTTTTTAAATTTTGTAGAGATTGTTCTCTATATTTTAAAAAGGAGTTAGATATGGAAAAAGTTAAAAATTTTCTAGAATCTACTAAGGGTAAAGTTGCTGTTTCTAGCTCTATGTTGCTAACTGCTCCAGCTCTTTTTGCGGCAGACGCTCCAACTGTTCCGGCTACGCCATTAAAAGCTGATTATGCTTTGTTCGATTACGTATTTGCTGGCGTTATCGCTGTCGCTTTCATCTTTATGATTGCTCGTAGAGTTAAGGGCTTCATTAAGTAAGTATTAGGGGGGGGCTTTAACTCCCCTTGTAAGGTTAAAATAATGAAAGAAAATGCTATATATATCCCTAATTTAAATGTCTGCGTTAAAGATTTTTACATAAAAGATAAAAAAGTATTTTTAGTAAATTTTGATGATAGCGTTTCTACTTCTGATTATTCATTTTCTAATTTTCAAACAAATTATCTTTTTAACACTGAAACTAATATTTGCTACATTCAAAAAAATGATTTACTTCCAAATTTAGGTATATATGAATATCAATTTAATTTTTTAATGGGTCTTTCTGCGATACTTATAGCATTTTCTTTTCTTATTGGGTTAATTATAGTCGGAGCTACACGATGATCGAAGTTTTCAATAATGATGTTTTTAATTATTTCTTAAATATTTTTGCTCTCTTTTTTGTTCCTATATTCGTATACGTCATAGCTCTCTCTTTTGTTAAGTAGTTTTTTATAGCACGCGAAGCGTTTTACACTTCATTTTTTTCGCAGAATAAAAATGAAGCGACAACCGCAGGGCGTCAGGTATTAAATTTTAAAAAGGGTTAAATTCATGAAAAAAATAAAATCATTTTTTCTTTTGTTCTCTATATTTTTTTCTTTTTCATCTGCTTACGCCGATTGCTTTTCTTTATCTAATTTTACTCAAGCAATTTCTTTTATTTATGAAAAAAGTGGTTATAAGGTATTTGCTCTTGGTAGTTCTCTTTATTATATTGTTGATTCAGAGATTGTTCAAAGTTCTGATCTTACTTGTGGTTTAGTTCCAGCTGGTGATCATTTTCTTGTTGGTAATCTTGTTTTTAATATAACTGGTTCTGCTACTTATCACCCTAGTAAAGAAGAATCTGTTCCTGCTAATACTGTTTCTTACTCTCCATACTATTTTTATAATTGCTCTGCTGATCAAGTTTTAAATTTAAAAACTAAAGAGTGCCAAACTTGCCCAAAAGATCATTTTTTAAATCAAGAAACTGGTAAATGTGAGCCAGAGATTAAGCGCCCTGATTGGTGTCCTAAACCTATGATCTACAATGAAAGAAAGGTAGAACTTCTTTTAAGAGATAAAGTCGTTGAAGAGTGCTTGCCTAATCCTAAAATTAATAGGTCTCAGTGTGAAGCATTGGCTATGACTTATCATGATTGTGTTGATGTTTATGATAGATATGAATTAGCTAATTGTATGAGTATTCCCGAAGGTTGCTATTCAGCTATTACACTTTTTAGATTTAATGCCGAGGCACGTTTAGAAACTGATCTTTTCCTTTTGGGCGGTTTTAATATTCCATTGCCTATTGGCGCTATTAAAAATGGTCTTAGTTCTTTATCTAATTTTTTTAAAGGTTTGTTTGCTGGTGGCTCAAAAGCGCCTAAGATAAATTTATTAGAGTATCGCCCCCAAATAGTTGATATTAAAGCTACTAAAGCTGGTCCTGAGCCAGTTTTTGATTTTAATCCAGTTGATGATTCTGCTATTGTTCTAAATAATACCTTTAGAGAAACTGGCAAGATTGATTCTACTATTTCAACTTCATCAAATATTATAAAAACACCACAAAAGTTAGCTGATGTATCGCCAAATTTAAGAAAATTTGATTTGCCAAAAGATGCTTCAGTTTCCAAAATTGAAAACAACACAATAGTTACTGCAAAGCTTAAGGATATGTCTAAACCTATCCCTACTAAAGATATAACTGTTCCTAATGAAGTTAAAAACATAAACCTTGATTATGATCTAAATACTATGTTTAAAGCTTCTGATAAACCTACTCCAAATTTGCCTATGACGATAAAGCAAACTAGTAATGCTGGCAATAAGGCAACCTATAAAGGTAATATTGTTACTCCTGATAATAGCGTTATTGATGTTGATGTTGTTGAAACTACCAATCCAAGTGGCTCTAGGGTGCAAGATGTAACTTATTCTTATGTTTATAGGACTCCAAGCGGTAGTAGTAAGTTTTCTACTGGTTACGTTAATACTATTACTTCTGATAATAAAGTTACTAATTCTATTCCAAAAGATAGCACATCAACAAATTCATCTGGTAGCTCGTCTAATTCAGGTAGTGGTGGTTCATCATCTACAACTACTCCTAGCCAGCCTACCCAGTCTATTGATTTAAGTTCTTTGGAGCAAGCTATAAATAGAAACGGTGCTAAACTTGATTCTATCAACGATACTTTAACTTCTATCAAAAATCAACAGCTAGAGCAATGGAATTATGAGCCTAATGTTAATACTGCTACTTCTTTTTCGGCACTACAAAGCGAGCTTACTAAATTTGATGTATCTGTTAATGATGCTTTTAATTTTCTTAACAATTTTAAGGGCGATATTGACAATTTAATGAATAATTTTAACGAGTCGCTTGATATTATTAATAAAGGTATTGATAGCCCTGATATTCCTAAAGGCACTTGTCCTTTTACTATTAGCGGTCCAACTCCTGGTAGCAATACTAAGAATTTATTTGAGATCGATCCTTGCCGTTTTGTTACTCCTTATAGATCTATCCTTACTCTGTTTTTCACGATTTGGTTTAGCTTCGAGATCATTATGTTTTCTTTGAAATATCTCTTTAGGGTAGGTGGTGAATCATGAAATGGTTAATCGGTGCTGTTGGTGGCTTTATTGTAAATATTATTGAATTCCTGGTAAAAAAAATTGGCATAAGAAATACAATTTTAGCTTTTGTTGTGCCTATTTATGCTTCTTTTGTGGCTTTTCTTATTGCTTTTGCTGGATATGCCATTTTATTTATTATGAAAATTTGGAATTTACTTAGGGAGTATATCCCTAAAATGTTTGATTATGGCTCTAGTGTTAGTGGTTCTTTTGGCGGTTTGCCTAATCAGACTGTTCTAAATTCTGCTATGGAGTTTTTGCACCAAAGCGGTTTAGCTTCTGCTTTCTCTACTGCGATGACTTTGTTTATATCTATTCTTAGCTTGTTCTTTGCCTTACAACTCTACAAGGTTATATTGTATGTTAGGGCTAATATGACAAAGATCATAACCGATCTATTAACCTTAATGAGTAGATAGCATGCTTAGTTTAATTATCGGTCCGCCACGATCTGGAAAAACATATAAAGCCGTTCATATAATAAATGAAGAATATGAATTGCACTTAAAAGGCGAATCAAAGTATAGATTTATTTATACTAATATTAATGGCTTAAAATTTGATCTCTTTAATGGCTTTGTAAAGCAGTATGATAAAAATGATTTTCTTACTGCGGTTAGTCAAGAATATACGCTTAGTTCTCAATATGAAAACGGATTTTTAGAGAATGTAGATAATTATGATGAATATGCCTTGAAAAATGGAATTTACGAAAATTATCATCATTGTTTAATAGTTCTTGATGAAGCTTATAACACCTTCACGAAAACGTTTAATGAGAGCTTGGGTAGATTTTTAAGCTATCACGGACATTTTGGGATTGATATTATCTTTCTTTTCCAGTCTAAACGCCAGACAAATAGAGAATATTTAGTTCATACTGAATTAATGTATATGGCTCAGCCTAGCGGCAAAAGGCTTTTTAGTAAGCTTTTTAAGTATAAAGTTTATAGCACTTCATCGCAAGTAAATGATAACCTTATTAATTCCGAGAATTTGAAATTTAATCAAAAAATATCAAATTTATATAGTAGTGGATCTAATGAAATTTATAAGAGCTATGCAACTAAAAAGATTTTATTTTTAATAATTTTTATTGTAGCTTCTTACACTATATATAAATTCTTAGAGCCTAAACATGAGCCAGCTCAATCAACTATTCAAGATACTAGGTTTGTTGATTTAAATACTTCTGATTCTAAAGAGCCTAAAACAATTTCAAATAGTGTAGATAATTCAGATATAAACACCACTATTTTTAATAATAATAGAATCTATCTAAGGGTAACTTGCTTTCCAAGCGGTTGTAAATTTAGAAATTACGCCATTGATTTATCTTTAGATAGCTTCTTAGAACTCCTTTCTTTCTCAAACTGCCATATATTCTTACAAGATAAGAAGTCAGGCAACTACATTGATTACTTTGTTTCTTGCCATGCAGATTTTGAAAGGGTTTTAAAAAGCTTAGAAAATTCATCACAAGGGTTTGCAAATGAAAAATCTCCAAAGACTGATTCTAGTCCTATGCTTCCTACTCTCAAGTAGTTTATCTGCCTTAGAATATCGTAACATTACTTTTAACGATTTCTTGGGCGAGATTAGTTCTATAACTGGTAAAAATATTGTTATTAGTGGCAATGTTGATACTAACTTTGATGTATTTTTGCCTACGCTTGATCTAAACAATACTGATACTTTTTCTAAGTTGCTTAAAGATATTTTAAATGTTAATGGGCTTGATTATCTTATTCAAGATAGCGTTTTGTTGATATATAATCCAACTGTTGAAGACAAGCCAGTTTTAAAAGACTACATAATAAAATTTAAGCATATTTCTAAAGAAGATGTTGTATCCGCCCTATCGTTATTTAATGAAAATATAAAATACACTGTTTATAGCGATAGAATTTTACTTATTACTACCGAAAGCCAGTATAAAATTATTGATAATTTGATTAATGGACTTGATACCAGCTACCAACTACGCCAGCTTAGTTTTACTATCATTAGCACAGACAACACAAAACTTAAAGAGATTGGACCACGTATAGAATCTATCTTAAGTCCTTTAGATCATTTTTATTTTAAAATTATTACTAACGTTCTTACGGTCGATAGCACTAAAGTTAATAAAGACTCTGTTACCAGTCTTATTAATTTACTTAAAGAAAAGGGCGTTTCTGATCTTATCTATAATCCTAGGGTTACTGTTATTGATAATAAAGATAGCGTAATTGAGAGCGTTATAAAAACTCCTATTCAAAAATCATCAATCGATATTCAAAATAGTCAAAGCATTACTACCAACCAAGTTGAATATCAAGATGTTGGCTTAAAGCTTTATATTTCAAGTGTCTTGATTACTAATGATAGTGTTAGTTTTACTTTGGATCTATATATTGAAAATTTGCTTGATGATACATTAACCCCTAGAATTTCAAGTAGGCATCTAAAGACAAATGTTTATCTTACTGATACAAATTCATTTCTTATTGGCGGTATTAATAGCAAAGAAACGATCAAATCAACAAAGACTATTCCATTTATTGAAAATATTCCTATTCTTGGCGATATAACGACGTATAAAAGCGAAAAGACTAGCGATTATAGCTTTAGTATATTTATCACTATGTTACCATCTGAGAAAGATATTTTTTCAGAGTTTAATTATGATTCAAAAGATAAACACCTTGCTCTTGAGCGCTACTTAACGAGCGCATCGCGCAACGCAAAAGGGGCCCCACGAAGTGGGGAATGAGCGTGCGCTCTTGGCTAAATATAATATAACTGTGTTCAAAGGTGTAAAAAATGTATGGAATTACCGAAACCGATAAAATCTTTTTAAGAAATAAGCTAGAAAATCAAAAGAAATTTCTTGATAGTAATTTCTTTATGATAAATGGCGAGTATGTTCCTTATTCTAACTTTTATTTTTCTAGCTGGCATAATTCAAACAGATATATTGCTGAACTTAATAACCGAGTAGCTAGCCTTAATGATTATGCTTTAAGTCAAGGGCTTTGCCCTATTTTCGCAGTTTTTACCTTGCCTAGTGAGTATCATAAACAAAAGCTTGTAACCCTTAAGAGCGGTAAGAAAAAGCTTGTTTATAATAAAAAGTTTATTGATGATGAAGATCATAGCGTTAGCGTAGGTGCTAGCAAACTTCAAGCTTTGGTTAGAAAAATTATTGGTTCTAGATGTTTTAGGGGTATTGCTTCAGATAAAAGATGCTATATAACTACTAAAGAACCGCATTTAGATGGGACTTGCCATTTAAATTTTCTTGTTTTTGTTCCAAAAGAAAAATTTAATGATTGTGTTCGAGTTATTAAAGATAATTTTTTAGATACTCATAGCAGGGTAGAAACCGATATTAAAAACGCTACTTCGTATGTTATGAAGTATATCTTTAAAACTCTTGACGATTTACGCCAAAATCCTGATTTAAATAACTTAACCGATATTAGCTACTGGTATTTAAAGCATAAAATTAGGCGTTTTACTATGTCACAAACGTTTGTAAGTCTTGAAATTTATAGAAAGCTAAACGGCAGTATTGATCTAATATCCCTTACTAAAAACTATAATAAAGGCTTGGTTACTGTTGTCGTTGATCCTGAAACTAGGAAGCCTTTAAAAATATTTGATGAATTTGGCGAGCTTTGGCAAAAAACTAGGATTATTAAAGATAACAATACTATTAAACGATATGAAGATACTAGCGATGAGATAAAGAGCTTTGGCAACTCTTTAAAACAAAGGCAAATTTTAAAGCTTTGCGATGAGTTTTTTAAAGGTTATGAAAAACCTAAACCAGTAAGCAGAATGAAAGATTACGAGCTAGTTAATTACTATCAAGGCTTGGGCGTTGATGTCAATGTTCAACATTTGGCTTATGTTGAAAATTTAATGCTTGATAGAGAGCTAGACAACTTCACGCACTATCACAAAAAGCATGATTTGAATGCCCCTGATATTGATAGCTTTGTAGATAGATTTTTGATTTGTAATGAATTTTAA